TCAACGGTGCCGTCGTCGTAACATTGTTCTTCAACAATGGCAGACCCATCGTCTGGGTCATAGCCAACAATAATATCTTCACAAACTCTCATCTTGAGTCCTTTAGCGTAATAGGTTAAGCAGGTCGTCTACTGTCATCTGCTCCGCCAGCAGGTCATCAAGGTGCCCGCCGGTAGCCATTTTAGTAGTTTGTTGGGATTTTTTGTTGTCTTTTTTATCTGTGTCGTCAGATAAGAGTTCTGGCAAAGTTGCAAACAGATCAAAATCACCCATAGCGCCTGCATAAATAGGGCTTGTAGTTTCTGTATTGACCGCCGCAGTCGAGATGGCAGGGGTAATAGTCGGCGTAACGGTCGTTGGGGTTACAACCGTGGGAGGCGTAGTAGTAGTAGCAATTGGAACGCAACTTATACCATCTGGGCCGCGCTTAAAGCCAGTGCCGCATTTGGGTATGCAACTCTTACCGTCAGGACTTTTCTCTTCATTGGCTCCGCATACAAGCGTACTATCTTCAATTTTCTTTAACTCGCACCGTTCAGTAACTGGGTCCCAGTACTTACCATCTCCGCAATCAATGGGTACACATTTGCCCGCAGCATTTCGTTGTTGGCCGCTTGGACAGGCTTTAATTACGATCTCATCGTCTTTAACGCAGCTAATACCATCAGGACCCCGTGTATATCCCGGCCCGCATTTATTTAAACAACTTAGCCCATCGGGGCTTAGTTCTTGGTTGGCTCCGCATACAAGCGTTTCAACTTTCCTTAGCTCGCATTGTTTGGTAACCGGGTCCCAATACTTGCCGTTGCCACAATCAATATCTTCGCATATGCCTTGAGCATTACGGACTTTGCCCTCGCCACAAGCGGTAACCGTAATGGTATCGGTGCCATCACCTTTTACCTCTACAGTTTCAACTTTCTTTAGCTCGCATTTACCTGTAGTTGGGTCCCAAAACTTACCTTCTCCGCAATCAATATCGACGCAATCGCCTTTAGCATTACGCACTTTACCCGGCCCACAAGCGGTAACAGTAACGGTGCCCTTGTCGGTGCCTTTATCTGTAACATCAACCGTTTCAATCTTTTTCAGTTCACATTGCTTGGTAACGGGGTCCCAGTATTTACCTTCGCCGCAGTCAATATTTACGCATATACCTGCTGCGTTACGGACTTTGCCCTCACCACAACCGGTCACATTGACGGTACCAAGATCGGTACCTTTTGTGGTTAGATTATTACCGGAAGTATCAACACCGGTAACGTCTTTATTACCGGTAACATTTAACGTTTCTGTGCCATCTGTGCCGCCGGGAATAGTTTCCCCCGTATCCAGACCCGTGGTATCTGTAATGTTGCCACCGGCGTCAGTGCCGCCGTAGATCATGTCCAAGATGTCTTGGTTGCTCAGGCCGCTGTCTTTGTTTTCGCTGGCCCCAGCATCAATACCGCTTAGTAATTTGGTGATGTCTGCTGTATATTTGAGGCCCTTTGTTCCGTATTCGTCGTATACGGCTTTTTCTTCGGGCGTCAATTCGGCAATGGCTTTGGCGTCTAACGGAGCGTTTAGTTTTCTTTGCTGTGCAATCTCAGCATTTGCGGCAGAAATAGCGGTGTTGATTAAAACTTGATCCAACGGTTTGCCAGATACCGTGCCAACTACAGCATTGGAAATCAGTTTTTTCTGAGTGTTGCTCAGTTCCTTAAACCCCTCTATATTGGGCAACAGTGCGTTTACCGCACCGTTCAATCCACCACTGGTAAATCCTTTTACCACGGCATCGCTAAGGTCTTGGCCAGTCAATAAAGCTTTTGCGCCAGATACTGTTGCAGTCTGGACAGCGTTGTTCAAAGTTTTAGTTAGTTCTACTGGCAACCCCAGATCACTGATAAAGCTATTGGCTTCTTTCATGATGTCTGTGCCGGGAATCTGCGCTACCGCAAAACTGACCGCCGCGTTTTTAATTGCGTCGTCAAGGTCTACACCGCTTAAAACTTGAATTGCCATCTGTGCAGCAATCTGTTGGGGGATAGACAGTCCACCCGTAGCAATAGCCAAACCAATCTGACCAATAGGGCCAAGGTCTTCTAGTAGGTTTGCAAGGTCATTTGACGAGGCGTACGTGGTGTAGAAAATAGGGGTGCCGTCAGGCGTAAACTGCACGCGATAGCCAGTATTACCATCTCCAGCAAAGGTACCGCCCCAAGCATTTCCTGTTTGGCGCTCGCTGTATGTATTGGGTACTGCTTGACCAGTAGCTTTATTGCCAAAAGTTTCACCAACTGCAACAACAGGTTTTCCATCTTTAAATGTAATTTTTGATTGATCAACTGGAGTAACAGTGTCGAAGCCGACATACAGACCATAAACAGACCCAAGTTTTGCGTCAGGAGGAACTGGCGCAAACTGTGTTACGGGGTACTGTTGTCCAGTGTCCCAGTCGTATTGATATTCTCCTGTTGGTTGGCGAATATAGCTAACAGTTTTGCCCTCTTCATCAGTCGTGGTAATGACTTGTTGGCCGTTATACGTTTTGTACATTTCTTGTACCGGCTCATACGCTGTAACCTTACCAAACTGCTTAATGTCGGTAATCCCAATACCAGTCAGGATGGTAGCCATGTCTTTGGCATTTGCTTCAGCAGAACCGTAGCCTTGACCTTTCCATTGGGAGGTCAGCTTTTGACCAAGAATTTGGTTTGCAAGAGTGTCAATATTTTTGGTTAAGCCTTCAGTCCCAGCACGGTTTTCATTCCTCCCGTAGTTGCGGTAATGGTATGCGACGTAAGATTCTGGCGTCCATTTACTAGGCGCTCGTGCTTTAAAACGCTCAAACTCAGCGTTCACATCAGGATTGGCATCAAGATATTGTTGTGCAATAGATTTAACTGTTGTTGCCATGTTTTACCTTACGGGGGAGTTGGGCGGGGGTCAGGCAACCGCGCAATAAAGTTTACAGCCATTACCGCCGAAGCAACAGCAGGGTATGGCGCAGATGCAGGAATAGCTTCCATTGTCACAGCAGTATCGTCTGCGCCCCAGTACATCTCAATGTATTCATTGGCCGCCAAGTCAATGTCAAATATCCAAACAACATTCATGTGGTTGTCTGAACCTTCAATCGTGTACCTATGGGAAGAATATCCAATCGTTGTTGTACCGCGTTTGATCCAAATTTGCACATCTTTGGCAGATGCGTTAGTGCTTTTTAACTGAGCCGACAACTGGAAGTTGTAGACACCGGCAACAGCCACTTCAATTTTGGATGTACTAGCGGCTTGGAGGGCCACAAAGTTATTAAGGTAAGTCTGGTTAAACGTGATGGGGTAGCCTGTATCTACAGCGGCCAGCGTCTGGTCTGCGGTGTTGAAAAACAGACCGTTAGGTACGTTAATGTTAGCTGGATCAATGGTTTCGCTTGTTTTTAGTTGAGCCAAAATTGCGTCAAGCCGATTGAAATACAGCCGCAGGACGTCGTTAAGCTGGTCGGTGTATTGCCGCTGATACTCCGTTGGAGCCAAGGGTAAGTTAGGCGCAACTACCTGCTGGATTTCAAATTCAGAAATAACAATCATGAGTTACCTCTGCGGCCATCTTGTTTGATGTCAATACGGGGGCTACCCAACTGCCATGCACATCCAAGTTGGTTTGATTCAACTTGCAAAATCATTTGGCGTCCACGAACCCTGACGTAAACTTGACCGGTAAATTGCTCGATAACAGATGTTGATGTACGGGTTACTGTAGCGTTCTCATTACCGCCCAACGAGATGGGGTCGTTATACCCAGAGCCAGCGTTTTGCATTGGGATTAGCGTCATAGTAACCTGCGGAGAAGCTGTGTCAGACCCACGGAATGTAATGTCAGGCAACATCCTCCAGACAAATCCAAAGTGATCGCCGTCGTCAATGTCAAACTCAGCAGACCCAATGATTGCATTAATTGCTACAGGCGTGGCTGTTTCCGCATCGTCATTCCCAAATTCGTGGTTAACCAAGTTATATGTATATGTAGCAGCCAGTGGGTAATCGCGCAGCCCTGAGTCAAGCCATGCTGTACGGCCCAGCGTGCCATAAGACCACACGCCCTCGCCATTGTTTTCAAAATAATTAAAGATAACGTAGCTATCAATGACGGTGCTGTTGGCTGAGCAATAGAACCACCAGACTTCGTTAAAACCCTCGTTGGTTCCAGCAAACACTTGAGCCGCTTGGCTTAAATTAATATTTTGAAAAATGTGTTGGCGCAAATCGCAACGCAGAGTTTGAGTACGACCATCGTACTTATAGAACTTGTCTACGCCCATCCAATACACAACACCTGATGCAATAACGGCGGCGTTTTGACTGAATATAGAAATGTTATCGCCAAGCAGTTGGCTTGACCAAATAGCTGGTGGGCCTTGGTACTGAAATGAATACACAGAAGAATCAGTAAAAACCACAATCTCCTGACGGGTCTGAACACAAGTCACAATTCTAGAGCCGTGCGAAAGCCTAATGCTATTAGCCTGATTGGTAATAGATGGCGTCCAATTAACTACGGATTCTTGGTCTGACCAGCGCACAAGCATGGGGTCTTGTGTAGCACTGCCAATTTCATTAGCGCCGAAAGCAAACACAAACCGGCTGATATCAGATACAAAAATAAAGTTTTGCACTGTTGGAACATCGGAAGCTCCGGCCAAACTAGACACCAATACGCCACGGGTTGTTACACCATTAGTGGCGTCCCAATAGTAAAGCTGCCCCCCTGCTGGGGCAAAGATCAAATCTTCACCAAAGTTTTGCTGGCTCCAAATGCGAATATTTGTTTCAGTTGTGGATGGAGTTCCAACACCCCAAGCCCCTGCGCCCCACGCGCCCGCACCCCAACCTGTCAGGGCAACTTCAATTGCTGGGCCAACGCTTACTTGGTATGCGGCTACAACAGAAGCGCCCCCGCCCGTGGCTGTAGAAGTGGCTGCAGTAGCTGCCGTAATTGTGTATGTATTGGCAGTCAGTACCGTTATCTGATACTCATTGTTTAAATCCAACCCACCAACAGCCGTAGCGCCACTAAAAGTTACAAAATCGCCCGTTGCCCCACCATGCGCAGTATCAGTAACCGTAACTGTGGTACTTAAATTGGTTGTAGAAAACGGGTTGTTGTTGATGGTAGAAGACGAACGAATAGGCGTGATGTCGTTATACGCACCACCTTTTTCAATATAAAACTTTAAGTTAGTGCCCACTCCAATTAGATTGAAGTTTTGCAACGTAACCCAGTTCCACAAAGAACGACAAACACCTAAGAAAGTACTCGCAGATATGCGCTGCCAGCCGCCAATCTTTTCAGGCGTACCTTGGCGAAACCGCATCTTGTCGGATATATACCAACCGTTCTCGTTGGTATAGCGGGTGTTTTCTTGGTTTACACCCGGTTTCAGTACAAGTTTTTTCAGCGCCATCGGTTGTCCTAAGATAGAAACAAGGCACGTTCAGCGTCCCTGCGCTTTTTTAGCCCTAGTAGTATTTTGCCACCAGCCATGCAATACAGCAAGAGCGCATCGGCTGCGCCTTCCCAGTCACCACGGTTTATTTTCATCCGAATAGAAGAACGCTGAAAAGCCCCCACTCCGGCGTTGAAGGCAAAGCTGACACACGCGTCGAAAGCGCCTTGACGACCAGATAAAGCGGGAGCAAGTCGTAGAACACCACGTTCAGTAGGGCCGACGTCATCTGTGAATAGTTTCTCGATCTCTTCTTTAGTCCAGACACGGTTGTCCTCCGGTTTCAGTGGCATCTCTTTGCGGATCATCCCTGTGTAGCCTTCCTTCCTGACTACGGGCAGGCGGATTTGCTCTTGATAGAGTACGTGCCCGTACCCAATCGTATGAATATGGGCAGGGCAGAGGTACGGTTTAGTGCGATACCCCTCCCACTGGTGCATCAAATCAGCGCCAGCTTTGCCTAGTTTCATTTCTTGCTCCAGCTACGTGAGCCAAACCAAAAACCAATGATGCCTCCAAGCATTGCCATCTCATCAGTGCTGAACAGGATGTCAGTCAAACGAACCAAATCGTCCATGCTTGTAACCAAACTGGGGCGAGTGTAGATGTAGTAAGCCATCCAAGCGTTAATGGCACATAGTTCTAGCACAAAGATGTAAGTGACCATCGGGCGCACAGTACCCACAAAGTTGACCACCCAGCGGCTGGCTTCTTCCATGATCTTTTTGTCGTGGTCATAGGCCGCTACAGTCATCTGCGCGTCTGTTTCCATAGCAATCTGATCGGTGCGAATCTCTTCCATGCGCTCTTGGGCGGCAAAGCCCTGCGCCATCATCTGAAGCTGTAACTCCATCTGCACACGGGCAAGAGCCAACTCATGCTTTTGGTCAGCCTTGTTCTGGAAGAAGTCTAGTAGTTTTGGTAGGCCCGATATGAGCAAGCCACCAAGGGTTGAAAATAGTGAAAGCATTATCCGAGTCCTATCATTCCAAGTAGTTTATCGACAATTTTCCCCGCCAACTCATCTGGCAGGAATTGGCCTTGGATAAATAACTATCCAAAAGAAATAGTTAAAAGGTACAGCAGACCAAAGCAATACATCAAACCAAGTCATCTTCCACACCTGTTGACAGCACAAAACTCAAACAGTTCATACAAGCCAAACGCCAGCAGCATTAACAAAAAAGCACCTGCGGTCAACCCAGCCGCCAATTCAAGTTCTTCTTGTTCTTTTTCTTTACGGCGTTTCTCTTCTTCTTTGGCTTTACGGGCTTCTATAGCGTCATCCCTGTCCATCTCAGCGGCTCTGGCCTTGATCTTGTTCCACACGTCTATGTGGCCCGTCTGCATATAGAGCATCTGCAACTCAGCCTCCAGCTTGGCGGTCTGCATCAGCGTGTTTTCTATCTGCATCGCCAGCGCAAAGTTAGACTTATTGCCTGATCGCTTGGCTTCCACCATCGCCTTGGATGCCTGACTCTTAGCGTCAAACATCCGACCAACCATCACGCCTAGGCCACCTAGGTCATTTGCCACCTGTGCCGCCTTACGGACTAGCCCTATGGCACTTTGCAGTCCTTCTAGCGCGGCAACAGGATCAATCATTTCATTTCAAAACTTAAATTCGCATGGCGAGGGTACTGCACAACGCGCTCCCCTTCAGGACACTTGTACTTGATCGTTGCCAGCAAAGTGGCTTTGCCGCTGGTAACCTTTTCCTTGCCTACCATCGTAAGTTCGTAGGTGAACGTATCAATCTCTGGCCCGGCTGGGCCGCTAAACTTACTTGCGGTGGTGGCTGCCTCATGCACCATACCAGCCGCATCACGGATGCTTGGCGTAAAACTCTCAACAGAACAATCGTCCCGTTTTTTTATTCTTGCAACTGTGACGTTGATAGGCTGTCCAGCGTCTGCCACAATTTTAAAATTCTCTGGCGACCATTCAATGATTGCGCGGTCAAACCAACCAAACTTATCGGCAAGCGTGTAACTACCGCCTAAAGCGGCAACGGTAGCGGCGCTCCAATTGCTTTGGTAATGTCAATCATTTTAAACCAAACTCCATGCAATTATGTAAGTGCCATAGATGACGAAGGCCACTATACAGGCTGCGGCAATGAACGCTTCAGCCCAGTCCCACATTTTGGATCACCTCAACCCAAGAAGTTGTAGCTTCGTCCCAGCTATATTTTTTGCCGTCATTAGGCATGGGGGTTGGCGCTTCCCATCGACCGGTAGTTTCGTTTTTAACCCAACTTGGATACGGTGATGGATAAGGAATTTCCACCCAAGCGGTTGTCGCTTCGTCCCAGCGGTACTGTTTGTTGTCTGTCGGATACGCTACCGGAGCAATCCATTGGCAAGTAACCTCGTCTAGAACCCAGCTTGGGTAGGGTGTTGGCGGAACAAACGCATCCAGCGTAGGGTTGTATTGGAAACCAATCCCCGCATAATTTTTACGGATGTTGCCGTTGTAACTTGTTTGCCTCCAGCGCGTACCGGGGAACAATGATTGACAAAATCATTGTTATGTACCACAATAACTTGCAGTACTACATTGTTGTCATCAAGTTGTGCAAAATGTGCCATGTGTCACCTTAGAAAGTAATTGAGCCGGAGCTATTCCATTGATAAATGCGATAGCCCCCCGCAACGGTAATTGTAGGAGAACCGGTTGTACTTGTCGCGGCTTGGAACGTATCTGCGTAGCGAATAATAACAACGCCCGAGCCACCATTACCGCCCCTATACTGAACAGCGCAGCCGCCACCACCACCGCCAGTGTTGTCGGTTCCGTATTGGGCATTACCGGGGAAGTTTTCAGCGTTTCGACCAAAGCCACCACCACCTAAACCTCCGGGGATTGGATCGCCCTGTCCAAGTTGTGTACCACCGCCGCCGCCCGCATAGTAAGTAGCTGTTCCAGTAATAGAAGACTCTAGGCCATTACCTCCTCGGTAACCTACAGTGTTACCCGCCTGCCCAGCACCGCCACCTCCACCTCCAGAGCCGCCTCCATTACTGCCTTGCGATGGACTTGTTGATGGGGTATTACCAGCGCCACCACCGCCTCCATCACGTCCACCGCCACCGCCACTGCCACCAGAGCCGCCACTGCCTTGGTAAGTTCCGCCAAATCCTCCGCCATTAGAAGTGATGCTTGAAAATACAGAATTTGATCCGGTTGAGCCTTGACCTGTGCTGGAGCCAGTACCCCCGCCGCCCACAGTTACAGTAATAGAAACGCCAGCAGAAACGGCAAAACCTGTTGCAGTTCTATAGCCGCCCGCCCCGCCACCGCCACCGTTGTAGTGACCAGTACCTTGTGAATTATTTGCGCTACCACCGCCACCGCCACCGGCTACAACCAAATACTCGACTGTCGATGTAATAGCAGGGGCCACTGGAGTTACGCTATTTGATGCTGCGCTTGCAGGGCCAGTACCTTGTGTGTTGGTAGCCCGTACAGTAAAAGTATATGCCGTGCCGTTGGACAGTCCAGTTACTACAAGAGGAGAAGACGCCCCACTAGCCGTTAAACCGCCGGGGGAGGATGTTACGGTGTAGCCCGTAATTGCACTAGAGCCAACATAAGTAGGCGCAGTAAAAGTAACAGACGCTTGCGCATTACCGCCAGTGGCAGTACCAATTGTAGGCGCTCCGGGGAACTGCGGCCAGTTGCTACCTTGAATAGCTCGCTTGACCTTTTTTACAGTCCATAGGCCATTGGCGTTTGTTGGTGATGGGAATTGAGCCATGGTTAACTGTACCGAACGTTAAAAGACAAGCTAATTCGCTCTTGAGTCGTTGGAATTGTACGGTGCATCAAGTGGCTTGGAAATATAAAACATCTACCAGTTACCGTTTCATACTCAAGATTGTGGCAATTCTGCGGTGTTAGCTCTGTATGTTTTGGGTAAGACGGTTGAAAAAAGTGCCAAGGCGCTTGAGTAATAAAATCTTTGACCCCGTGTGCTTTGAGATACACACAGCCAGACAATACGCTATCTTCATGCGTATGCAAATCTTGATAGCCGTTAGTTTGATATTCGTTTAGCCAAGAGCCGCTGAACATCAAGTTATTTTTGTTAATCTTTGCAAAGTCACAGTACGTTGCAACGCATTCAATTACAAACGTTTTAAGCTGTGCAAACTCTGGCAGTTCTAACACGGTACCAAATGTTCGCACGGTGCTATTACATGGGCTATAAAACGGGTTGTCGCCATGCGTTTTTAAAATCTGTTTTGCGCAGTCAATAAGCTCAGGTGTGATTAAGCCGTCAGAATCTCGTTCTAACATCGGCACGGGGAACACATAAGAACATTTCGCAGTCACGATAGATATATCCTTCCGGTAACTCCGGTACCACCGCCAGCAGAACCGCCATTACCTGCAGTGCCTCGGTTGCCGTCACTTGAATTACCTACTGTACCTGTAGATGCGTTGCCGCTGTAGAGCGTTCCAGATGTGACATACGAGCCATTAACATAACCAGAACCGCCACCGCCGCCAAAACCGCCAGCATCACCTCCACCTTCACCGCCGCCAAAATAACCAGCGCCGCCGCCACCAGAGCCAGCATCGCCACCGTTATACGTACCAACACCGCCCGTTCCAAACCCAGTACCGCCTGTTGTATATGCTGATCCAGTATTACCGCCGCCACCATTACGACCAGAACCTGAAGCGCCAGTACGACGACCACCAT